AGGCGGCCGAAGTTGGCCTCCTGGCTGTCCTGCGCGCGCTGCTCCTCAAACTGGCGGCTGCGCTCGCTGCTGCGCTCGCTCTCATACTGCACGCAGCCGACCATCAGCGCGTCGTCCTCGGCTCTCAATGCAGAAAACTGCTGGCGCTCGGTGTCGGTCATGTCGCGGTTCTCGCGGGCCAGGGTCTGCTGGAGCGTCTCCATCTCCTGGCGAATCTCACTGCGGCGGCGGATGGCCGCCATGTACTCTTCTCTTGTCATTTCTGTCTTTGTTTTTGTTTTGGTGAATTTATGTAGTACGGCGAAGCCATGCGCCGATAGTGTCATAGTCGCCACGCACCAGGGCGGGCTGCTCCTCCTCGATCAGGCCAGCGGCCAGCAGACCGTCCTTCACGCCAGCGCTGCGCTGCTTCACGCTCGTGGCGGGATAGGCGGGATGGGTCACGATGCTCACGTCAAACATCCTGCTGATCTTGTCCAGGTGGCGGACGTAGTACTCCTTCCCGTCCTGGTCCTTCTCCTTCGAGTAGGAGAACGTGTCCTTGTCGGCGTAGAATCCGAAGCTCATCCCGGAAAAGTCGCCACGCCGCACGCTCTCCAGGGCGTAGTCGCCCCACAATGTGTTGGCAGCGTCGAAGCGCATCAGCAGACCCTCGTCGTCGAGATCCAGCCGCAGACTGCCCTTCCCGTCCATGCTGCGGGCCAGCATCTGGCCGGGGTCATGGTTCAGGCAGGCCACGATGTCGCTGCTCCGCATCACGTCCTCGCTCAGAGCGCCAGGGGTGATCTCCTCAAACACGCTGCCATAGTCCCAGTCGGGAAGCAGCACCGAGCGAGAGCCGTACAGGAATACGCGCCCCTCAATCTGCCGACTGTCGGCCTGGGCACGAAGCTCCGTCCGAGTGTAGTATCTATATTGCTCCATTGTCTTCTTTTTCTTATTGGTATATTCTTCAAAAATAGGCACCACCCCTGCCGCCTACTCCTTACTGTTGCCCGCTCCGAGCTTCGCCAGGCTGCCATTGGCCACGAGGTCGTCGCCACCTTCCAGCGGACGGTAGCCCATGCGGGCGCGGGCCTCGTTGGGCGTGATCACGCCCGTCTGTATGAGCTTCGATAGGGCCGTAGCCTGAGCCAGCGGGGCATTCTGATAGTAGTCGTCGATGCGGAAGCGGGCCCGCATGTGGCCGTCGCCGCCGAAGAGCTTCTCCGTCACCTCGCTCTCGATCTGACGCATCAGCGGCGCCAGCGTGCTGGTCATGAAGATGGTCTGACTGCTCTCCGTGCTACTGTAGTTGGCATTGGTGTCCTGGAAAACCTGCATCGGAGGCACGCCGAAAAATCGGCAAATCTCCATGTTTATAAATTTCATACTGTCGAGCAACTGGAGGTCGCTGGGCGTCATGCCCGTCTGCACAAACTTCATCGTACCCGGCAGAAAGTTCAGGTTCTGGCCGCTCCCGATGGCCTCACGGATGCGCTGCGTCACGCCTTTCAGCTGCTTGTCAGTAGCGCCGCCGTAGCCCACCTGCACGGTGTCCTCGCCCGTGATGAAGCCGCGGAGCGTACTGCCTGGGGTAAACATCTCCCCCTCTTGCTTGTAGGCTTTCCGAGCGTTGCTCAGCACCAGCGAGGCGAGCTCAGTCACGGGCGTGCCCATGAAGCCGTCCCGGCAATAGCTCCGGACATGGATAATCTCGTCGGGCATATACTCACCCTCGATGCCGTCGTAGATGTCGTTCACGGTATAGACGCTACGCAGGCGGTCGTAGCTCACCGAGCAGTCCGATGGCACACAGTACAGAGCGCTCAGCACGCCCCCACGATACACGGGCACGATATAGGCGTTGCCGTACATCTCCCGCTGATAGACCACCTGCCAAAGCAGGTCGAAGCCCGTCTGCCGCGGGTTCGGACGCTCCGAGAGCAAGCGGTCGGCCACCGTGCCCTCAGCATCCTCATACCACGTCCGCCCGTCTTCCATGCGTCGGCGCATAGCATGAAGCCCAAGACTGGCCACGCTGCCCGCCTTGATCTCCACGCAGCGCTTCACACACGCCACGCTGCTCGCCGTATAGGCATCGACCATATCATCAAGTCCGAGGATAGTACCGACAGGCAGAAGCCCGGGGGCACGCTCTATCGTGCCGCCACCACCGCCCGTCACGTCTCTCAGAACGGACACGGCGGCCTCTCGGAACATTCCCCACATGGTGTTTTTTATTTTTCCCATCCTTATTACTGGGTTTTTCCATTTCGGAAAATACCACTAAATAGGCACCACCACCACCTTCTCCCCCTCTTCTCGCCCATTTTTTTTCTTCATTTTATCCCTATTTTGTAAAACAATCCAAAAAGTACGCCACAACATTTGCGAAGACAACACGAAACGCTTATCTTTGCAAGAAATAAGAAACATTATGAACGGTCTTACAATAATATTTGGATTGGGGTCACTTTTCGGGATATGTTTCTACGCATGGCTCCACACGAAGTCGGGCAAGAAATGGTTGGAAGATCTCGACAAGTAACGGCCATTTGCCAAATGGCCGAGAGAGCAAAAGCCCCCCGTTAATGGGGGCTTTTGCTATTCCATGGCGCCCCTCACCTGCTCGATACTCAGCCCGATCGCCATGGTGCCCGTGATGCACCCGTCTATCTTCGCCTTCTGCTGCTTCTTCATCGGCTTCTTGTTCCCCATTTTATCGACGTCCAGCACGGCGTTGTCGTAGCAATAGGCGTTGATCGGATTCGGGTCAAAGGTCAGTTTGTCGTTGTACAAAAGTTCCTCAGTACCCTCCACGGCCCGCGTAAAATAGTAGTTGGTCTGCTTATAGGCCTGCATGTACGGCCCGCCGCCCGTCGCCCGCAGCGTGTTCTGGAACGTCTGCGCCCGGTTGGGGTCGAAGCCGATGCGAAGGATGCGCAGCTGGCTGCCTCGCTGGAAGATGTCGCGGGCTATCTGCTCGTAGTCGATCGTCTCCTCCCCACATACGTTCATATACCCCTCCGCTACCCATTTCGCATAGATCACACGGTTCACATGGCTCTCCAGCGTCTGCCGCGGGATATAGTAGTCGGTGATCATGTGGCCGCCCTCGGCGTCCTTCAAGTGCAGGAAGTACGAGACGGCGGAGAAGTCGTCACGCACGCTCAGATCCACCGCCACCTGACACTCGGGCCGATACCCAAGCGCCCCCAGTTCCACGCGTCTGTAGTGGCTCCGTACCACCTCGCCCTTGATCCACGTCTCCATCGTGCCCGTCTCGAAGACGTTCAGCAGCTTTGTCCGGAAGGCCCTCATGTCGTCCGCGCTGCTCTGCGCCTTCCGCCACATGTCGTCGTAAAAGCCCTCCTTCACGGTGATGCCGAGATGTGGCTGCACCTTCCGCCACGTCTGCACGTCGCCCTCCTCGTCATCCACGTCGGGCATGAACAAGTGGGCAAACGTTCTATCGTCGTCCGTCTCGCCCCGCAGTACCTTCTTACAATGTTCCAGCATCGACACGAAGGGGCTCTCCACCTTGTCGCTGGCCGTCGTGATAGTCACCACCAGCGGATTCTCCCTCATACCCATCGAGGTCGTGAGCACGTTATAGAGGTCCGCGCTGTCTGCCTGACTGTACTCATCATTGATGACGGTCGAGGCGTTCAGACCGTCCAGCTTGTCGGCGTTGCTCGCCAGACATCGGATAAAACTCTCGCGCAGTCCGCTGTCCTTCCAGCTCACTAACTCTCGGTTGAGCTTGAAATGGCCCAGCCCGGGGTCCATGCCTCTCAGCACGCCCCTGATCTCATCAAAGCAGATTTTCGCCTGCTGGTAGGTGTTGGCCGTCGTGTAGCACTGCGAGTTCCGGTCGCCAAACAATAGGTCATAGACGGCCAGACTGGCCACCTCCGTCGTCTTCGAGAATTTACGAGGCACGAAGAGCAGCACGTCGTGAAACAGTCGGTGCGTCTCGTCCGTATAGAAGCCCATGATGTTGGCAAACTGAAACACCTGCACGGGCGTCAGCCGGTAGCTCTGCCTACCCCTCACGCCGCTGAATTTCAGCTGCTCATAAAAAGCCGCGAATTGCTTGTATTTGTCTATCCGAAAGTCGTATTTTTCCAGCATCAGCAAAAACCGACGAAGCCCCAGCAGCTCGTAGAGATTATGCCGCTCGGGATGCCCCGCCAGGCTCTTCGCATAGTCCAGCAGACGGCGGTCGATGCGCCCCAGGTGATAGCCCGGCAGGTCGCAGTCCTGCAACCAGCCAGCACACGCGGCCTTCGCCTCCCGCTCCCGCTGCTTCTCGTCCTCGGTCATGTCCTTGCCTGTCCTTATCTGTTCTTCTCTGTCTCTGTCTATCCGTGCCAGCACTTACCAGCACTTACCAGCACTTAGTTCTTCTCCTTCTTCCGATAGAGCGTCGGCTTCTGCCCTCCGAGCCCCTCCATGAGGCTCACGAGACGGTCCCCAGTCCGTGGCCGTGCGTCCTTCTCCTGGTTCACGAATCCCGCAGGCTTCGCCACAGACAGACCGAGGTCTCGGAAATACTTCCGTATCTCCTCCGTACACTGTATCTCAGCCGACACGGCAGGATTCAGAATCGTCCTCGGATTGCCCTCACGGCTCACCACGGTCAGCATCGTGCCCTCCTCGGCTATACTCTCCCGGATGGTGTCGAGACGGCATAGCAGACCAGCCAGCACGCCGATGGCGGGCTCCAGACTCTCATCATAGAGCCCGCGGGCCTCCATGCGCTCCCGGATCTCCAGCACATAGTGCCGTTTCTCTTCGATCATTCCCATATCGTTCTCGTATAAATGTTAATGATGTTCCCCACGTCCGTCCCCGTCCGCCCATCGCCCATTGATCGGCCATTTCCGACCACTTATAGCCGATTATAGCCGATTATAGCCGATTATAGCCGTTATCGGAACAAAAACCGCCATTATCGGCACGCTTTTGGCCGTTTCCAGTCCACACAAGAGGCCCTTCAGTACGCCCCGTCAGACGTGCAGAAACCTCTCTAACCACGCCTTCACGTCTTCGCTCGGCTCCTTCCCCTCCTTCCTTTGCCGTCGGTGGGCCGCCACATGGCAGTCGTGGCAGAGGCTTCGCAGATTATGAGCATCGAAAGCCAGCGCGCACATCTCCTCCCAGCTCCTGCCCGTACCGATAGGCCGCACGTGGTGCACCTCCTCGGCAGGCTGGTCCATGATGCCGCGGGCCATGCACTCCTCGCAGAACGGATGGGCGTCGATATACGCCGACCGAAGCGCGTGCCACCGCTTGGAGTGAATAATGCGCTTATACTCCTTTCTTCGCTTGCCGCCCCGCCAGTGTCCACCACCGCCTCGACGGCCCGCCTTCTCTGTATCTCCTTTCCTGTTCATATAGATAGGCCCAGCCGCCGAGAATAGGCACCCGCCAGCTATTTTCGCCAGTTCACGTCGCCCGGAAACATCCGCTCCGCTCCCTCATCGGAGAGCTCGCGAAACATCCCGCCTATCTCATCCTCCACCGTCGGCTTCTCCTCAGGCACGGCCACCCGCCCTTCCTCCACCAGCTTTACGGCGGCGGCAAGTGTCTCGGTGTCGTAGTCATACGTCCGTTTGAATACCCGAAGCACGCCCTCGGGTATCTCGCCCGTCATGTCGTCACCAGCGGCCCTCACGGCGCAGTACGCCAGATACCTCAGGAACGAGCTCAGCGAAGCGAATCCGCCTCGCTCGCTCAACTGGCAAAAAATCTGAAAATCGCTATCCGATATCCGGAAACTAACTCGGTGCGTCCGATACTCCCTGCGCCGTACTACGCTCGCACCATCAGTCTGCCGCGCATCTCCGTCGCTCGCAGGTCTCTCAGTCTGGAAAGTAGAAGGGGTGTCACTCATCTCGGCTTTTCTTTACTTTTTATTTCTGCAAATATACAAAAAAATCTCCATAAAGCAAAAAAAAGACCCCCAAACTATTATAGCCTGGGGGAAACGTGATAAATAAAGAGGCTTTACACTAAAACCTTCAAGTCAAATGTATCGAACCAATGCGAAGACTGATATCCTGCATTGCATCGTTGAAAATCTTCTTTTGCTCTTCGTTGAGCGTATAGGAACGGCCACGGACGAGCGTGCCGTTGAGACGCTGAGAAAGCCATGCCGCACTCTTCCCGAAATAACGCTCAGCAATATACGACAGAGGCAGCAGGCGATACGCTTCACCGTCAATCTGTGCGCGAAGATTATCAACAGAGATTTCTATCTCCCCGAGTTTTTGTTTAACAAACCTTCCAGCTTCTTCTTTTGTTGCCGCGTCAGCATGGTCATGAAGCCAGCCGACAATCTCCTCTTTCCTGGCAACACTTGCCGCGTCCTCTTTACCAGCAAGAGCCGCGTATTCGTTCAATAGTTCTGTAGCTTTTTTATTCATTTTTGATTCGTTTTAAGCCTCCCCCGAAGGGGAGGTGGGTTCTACTTTCGCATTCTTAGCAGCCTTGAGAGGTCTCCGAGCAGCAAATCGACTCTTTTCTGAATCTCCGCCTCCTCAATGTGAAGGCTCTTTGCGATTCTCACATAGTCGGAAATCTCTTTCTTTTTGCGACTGATTGCCTTTTCTAATTCTTCATTCATACTTGAATTTTTTAATGTTAAACCATCATTTATTTATCACAATGCAAAGGTACATAAAATATTTGTTATACACAAGAAAAGCATAAAGAAAGTATTATGTTTTATATTTTTTAACGCTCGATTGCCCGCTCGGCCTCCAGCATCTTCCTCACCACCGTATCATCCAGCAGCCGCGCATACGTCGAGCGCGTCACCTTCGTCGAGCTATGCCCCAGCACCCGCGCCACCGTCTCCATGTCCACGCCAGCGTTCAGCAGCACCGTCGCCCCCGTATGGCGCGCCCAATGACTCGTGATAGGCTTATCGACCCCCGCAGTCTGCGCCACCACCTTCAAATACTCGTTATACTTCACGTTAGAGAGCACAGGAAGCCGCCACCCATACTTCTCCAGCACGGCCACAGCGGGCCGTAGCAGTAAGAAAGAGTATTCCTTCCCAGTCTTCCCACGTTCCCCACTATACGACCACCTGCCGCCGCCCACATCTACCAGCCTGCCCGCGTCGAAGTCGGCCAAATCATGATAAGCCAGACAGGTGTAGCACTGGAACACGAAGAGGTCCCGCACCCGCTCCAGGCTCTCAGTCCCCATCCGCGCCGTCTCCACCCGTCGGAGCTCCTCCAGTGTCAGGTACTTATGCAAGCCGTGGCTCTCCTTGTCCTTCCTAATGTTCACCCACTTATAGGGATTTCGTCGAAGCAGCCCAGCCGCCATCGCATCCAGTATGAACGAGTTCAGGAAGCGGTGGTAGTTATTCCATTTCGAGTAGTCCGTCATCCCCTTCTCCTTCAGCGCCGCATCCATCGCCAGCACGCCGTGGTCCGTCACGTCCGAGAAATAGCGAATACCGCCCCACGCCGAGAACCACCTCAGAAACCGGTCATACCGCTCCTGACTGTCCGCAGCCCGTCCGTACTTCCTCACCTCGGCCCGCTCCCGGCACCACTCCAGGAACGTCCGACCCTCCCCCTTCATCCTCGCCATCCTATCCGGGATGGCCATGATATCCACCATCCCCTCCTCCATCATCTCATCCAGCACGCGCAGCACGTCCCCGCGCATCCGCTCCAGCACCCTGTTCAGCGCCACGGCGTCCCCCCGCTTCACCACGCGACCGTCACGCCACTCGCCACGGCCCAGCCTCACCCCTGTAGCCATCACCTTGCACCTGCGCATATACGACACACGCATCTCCACACTGGCCACACCCGTCGTCGCCAGCGTCCCTCGCCGGTCAAAGCACCAGCTAAAACTCGGTAATTTATCCATATCCTTATCCTTTCTTTCTTGATTGATTTCTTTTTTCTTTCTTTCTTCTTTCTTTCTCGATTTCTTTCTCGATTTCTTGATTTCTATCTGTGCAAACTTTCCCGTTTCCCTGTGTACAACATTTCCTTTTTATGTGTACAACAAATGTACTCCGCTAACCGCCATACATCGCATAATATCGCAATATATAGCAATATATCGAAGACAAAACACTATCCCCTTATACAGAAATCGAACCCAACCAAAAAAAAGAAAAGAAATTGCAAACACTTAAAAATCAACCATTTAAGCCCATAAAAATCGAGTAGGAGGAAAACGAAGTAGTTTTTCTCCTACTTTCGTTTTCCGACCTCTCACACCACCGTACGTGCGGTTCCGCATACGGCGGTTCCTATTTTGG